AAAATCACAATTATGAACAAGATTTTGATTCATAAAATCCATGGCAGAACCTGGCATATACCCGCGAGCAGTTGGGGGAGTTGTTTGTGCTCCTGGTGTATATAATTTCCACGGCGATATTACAGGCACAGTTAATTTGATTGTGGAATTTGCACCAAAACCACTATATGTTGTTGATACAAGATTAACATATGATGATGTATTTGCTTCCATTATTAACCTCCGTTATAGAAACCCGGTAGAACACCTAACATTACAGGCATTTGCGCCGAATCTCCATCCATAAAGAATCCAACAACCCAATCTTTTAATTGTGGTGTACTAAACGTGTTTGAGTTATTTAAGGGTAACACAGGATGAGCCCAAGGTAAATCAGATAAAGGAATATTTTGCTTAGTTGTTGGGTCGTTTGGGTCACCATGAAATCCAAATATACGGACTTGACAACGACCAAAACCTAATGGGTCAGCATTGTTTTCAACAGTACCAACCCACCATATGAATCCTGATTTACCAAGAAAGTTTTTCTCAAACATTATTTGCCTACAATACTATTATCTGTTATTGGATTTATATATGGTTTAGATACTGAATCTGATATTGCTTCGGCAATACAGTGATAAAGTCCTCTAGAGTTAAATTGATGTTTAACTGCTGAGATTATATATTTACCCGAAAAATAGACATCTACGTTTGGTGTGCCGTCATCTTTATATCTAAACGAAGGTAAGTTTAATTTAACAACTTTACCCACATTTAATGCTGGATCACCAGGTACAGTAACCTGCACTCTGATAGCGTTCGCCAAAGGTATCTGTGCTGTTCTATTAGGTATGTAAGTTTCAACACCAATATCTGGTGCTGTCGATGCTATGGCAGCTGCACCTTTGGCCTTGATGCCAGAGTATGTTCTTTCAAGTGAATTGCCCACCAATAACTTAAATGATGCGTCTGCATTTTGTGATGTTGTTTTACCTAAACGATTATTCATTTCGACAGAAACTGGATATTGATTCAAGTGTTGTGATGTTGAAAAATAATTTGAATAGTTAAATGTAGTTGTATTAGATGATCTTAATAGAGGATCAATACTGACCAATTTGTTTGCAAACATACCATCATTGATGCCCTGAATGATATCACTTATTTGTAGATATGAATATGCTAAAATAGAACGATACTGGTCATCAAATGATAATTGACTTAAATTTTGCGGTGAGTAACCGAACGATGTATAGACGGGATCATTATAGATTGATTGTAATGATCTGAAATTGAAACCAGACATTGCTGTTTCATAGAAAAGCATATCTGCACCGGGGTTACTCAAAGGTCTGGCATATGTTGCCAACCAGTTTATTGCCTCAAACGGTCTTAAGTTTGGTACAATAAATGAATATTGACCTTTCGTATCTTCAATTGTTCCTAGTTTAGATGAATCTACTTTAAGACCATCCGCATTTAGAATAGCTTTAATGATAGTTGATATCTGTGTGTTTGGATATGATTTAACTATCTTTATTTGTTCAGATAGTATTTGTTCTTCTGAACAGAAATGTAAAGAATAAACTTCTTTATTATTGTTTATAGTTTGTCTCTCGCCGATCTTATACACTCTAAATGTACGAGAAATAGCGTTTTGGTCATCCTCACCAAACTTACTTAATTTAATATTGACGTAATTGAATCCAGATAAGTTTAAATTCTCAATTAAACCTAATACGTCAGTTACAAAAACATAACCACTGACCGCTGCACCTTCAAATAGATTCTCATATATTCCAACTTCGTGATAGATTGGAAGTAAATCAACCGGCGCCAATGACTGGTTGTTCATATACAACGTCATCGACAATATTCGGTATTGCTGCGGTTTATAAATGCCGTCTGTCATTTTATTGACTCAAAAGATTTGTCAATTGATCTTTGACTGTTGATGCGTAAGTCACATTAATTAAACTAATAGTTCTTTTTGATTCATTCTTTTGCAATTCATAATCATATGCACTGACTGATTGTACAGAAGTTGTAATTGAAACCACATCACCAGAAGGTAATGTGCCACTTGATGTACCGGTCACCACATTTGAATATGCGGCAGAATCAATCACCGTAACTATTGTATTTGATGTTCCGTTCAATTGATCGGTTGTTGTCGTTGTCATCGTGTAATTGTACACTTGACTTGTTGCATTAGCTAATGAACCATACTTATCGACAATATAAGCATCAAAGTTTTGATTTGATAATGGCCAATCCCATTGTGGGTCTAATAATTGATTTGAAAACATTACTAACCAGAAATCATCCACCGATCCGTAGTACTTATCTGCCACTATTTCTGGAGTCTCGTTATCTTTTACGTCATATTGATAGAATAAAAGAGGATTCTTTAATAGTTGTGGAATAAGACTGGTACGGACCAAAAGATTGGTCAATATTATTTGATTTCCATTGAAATCTGAGTAAGCAACTTTTGGTAATTGTTGAAAGTATTTCATTAGTAACCCAGTGAAACGTCTGATTTTGTAATAATGTTTGTTTCTTTAAATTGTAGAGTCAATCTTGTCTGTGTTGGTTTTCCGTCTTTAAATGTTGACCAACCATTTGGCGCATAGTCAACGGTTACACTTTCACATACACATTGACCAATCTTATGTATATTTTGGTTTTCATACCATTGTCCTGAATCTGAATTATAATATAAGAATTGTATATTAAATGTGGACGGTATAATAAACGCTAATCCGTTACTTGCGCCGCTTGTTTGTTCTGCAATTGGATCAAAAGACCCTGCAACTTCTGGCGCCGAATGAAATTTAAATAACTGTACAATACCCTGTACTTGGTCCGCTTCATCTGAAGATTTAGGACTAAACATAAATTCAAATTGAAATTGTCTTAAACCTACGGCCTTGAATAACAACTGCACGTTAGGATTTATTGATATACCTTCACTTTGTAATTTGGCTTCAACAGGATATTTATCAGTACTTTGAAAAGCTGCTAATATATTTTGCGCAAAAGTAGTAGTTGATCGTCCAGTTCCAAAAATAGTGGCAGCAACATCTTCAGCGTGTTGTCCAACTTTAAAAAGTGTTTTGTCAATCAAAGATGTATCTTCATAACCAACGTCATATGACATACTTACCGTATCAGGCATATACAAAGCGACCGTTGATGCAATTCTTGTTTGTTGTTGTGCATATGCCGCGGACGCTTGACCGGTGGATGGTTGTAAAAGTGTGGTTGCTGATGATACGGTTGACACGCCGCCAGACATAAATGCGGTACCACTTGCAGTTGAACTTGCGGTTTGTGTTTGTCCTGGTGTAGCAGATGAGCTTATAAGACTCTGCTGTGAAACCGGTACATTAACATAAAATTTAACAACGTGTGGATATTGTGCCGTATCTGAAAGACCTTGGCCAATATTTAAAGGATAACTATATGTTTGTGTGGTGTATTTGCTAAGAGCTGTCTGCAAACTAGCTAGTGGTGCATATTGGCCCGTTGATGTGGTGCTGCTCGTTGCAGGTTGAGCTCCGGACATTGCTCCATATGCGGTCACTGGAGTTGACGTTGCGTAGTTAGTGTCGCTTGTTGGTGCGGCCATTAGTTTCTACCTATAAACTATTAATGGAAAAGAATATACATACTATTTATGGCATACTCAGGAAGATTCAGTCCAAGAAACCCATCTAAGTATATGGGAGATCACAAAAACATCATCTACCGCTCCAGTTGGGAAGCACGGATGATGGATTGGCTTGACCGTAATCCGTCTATTATATCATGGAGTTCTGAAGAAGTCATCATTCCATACAAGTCACCTGTGGATAATAGATATCATCGGTACTTTCCAGATTTTCTGGTAAAACTTAAAACGGTTGATGATAAAATCAAAACGATGATAATTGAAATAAAACCTAAACACCAAACTCAACCACCAGAACCACAACAGAGAAAGACCAAGAAATATATCAATGAGGTTGTTACTTGGGGTGTCAATCAAGCCAAATGGCACGCTGCCAAAGAATATTGTCTGGATCGTGGTTGGGACTTTCAGGTTATGACAGAAGACCATCTAGGACTCTAACTAAATATCGTTATGCAATCAAAACTTACACAAATAGCGCAACAAAAGTCTGCTTCTGATATTCAGACTATGACTCAACAATCATTCAAATGGTTGGGACAGAAGATTGCGGCCTTAAGAAACCCAGGTCGTATACCCAATGCTATATCTAGAGAACAGTTTAGACAAGTATCCCGATTTACATTAGGTGGTATGTATTTCTTTTATTATGATCCAGCAACCAAAGACGATCTACCATACTATGATCGCTTTCCACTTGTGCTTATGTTGGAAAGATACCCAGACGGTTTCTTAGGTTTGAACCTCCATTACTTGCCACTTAAGTACAGATTGGCATTTATGGATAAATTGTTGGACAGTGGGTTCACCACGGTCGATGACAACGATGACCCTAGGAGAGTTAGAGTCACCTACGACATTCTGGCGGCGTCCAGACGACTAAGAGAGTTTAAGCCTTGCATCAAGCGTTACAGCAACAATCGGATACAATCCAAAATACTTGCCGTTCAACCGAATGAATGGGACGTAGCTCTATTTTTACCAATACACCAGTTTAAAAAGGCTAGGGCAACTACTGTATGGCAAGAATCGGTAGAGCAAATAAGGAATAGTTAAAGATGTCCAGTAACATAAATGATTTTTTCCAGTCGTTTAAAAATGAATTGGCTCGCCCAAGTCGTTTTGATGTTGTTATAACCCAACCTTCTGGTTTCCTTGGCGCATATTTTAATACTACACGACAATTAACATATCGATGCGAGACTGCTGAATTGCCAGGTAAAACTTATGTAACGCACGACCAAAAGATTTATGGCGTTGTTCAGAAGTTTCCATATCAACACTCATACAATGATATGAATTTAACTTTTGTGGTTAGTGATGATATGGCCGAAAAGACTTTCTTTGATGGTTGGATGGATCTTATCAGTCCAACGAATACATACAATTTTGAATATAAAGATAATTATAAAACAACTGTAATAATTACGCAGTACAATCAGCAAGACAAACCAACAAAGAAAATAGAATTACTGGAAGCATATCCTATCACCGTAAACCAATTAGATTTAGATTGGTCTACTGACGGACACCATAAATTAACCGTTGTTATGGCATATACATATTGGAAAGAAATGGCTATAACATCATAAGTTTGATTATACAATTATTTTGAGGAGTTTAGAATGGCATTGCCAAAGATTGATACGCCTGTATATGAAATTGATTTACCGTTGTCTAAAAAACATATAACATTTAGACCGTTTTTAGTTAAAGAGCAAAAGAATTTGTTGATGGCTTTAGAAGCCGCCGATATTGAGACAATGAACATCAATGTCAAACAAATATTAACCAATTGCACTTTAACTAAAAATGTTGATATTGATTCTTTACCGATTGTTGATATTGAATATTACTTTATTAACCTTCGTGCAAAATCGGTTGGCGAAGTAGTCGAGGCAAAGTACCGTTGCGAAAACAATGTAGACGGTAAACCTTGTAATAACATTATGATGGCTGAGATCGATCTGACAAAGATTGTTCCGACCAGTGAAAAGGTTATTGATGATACGATTAAAATAAATGAATCAATTGCTATTAAGTTAAAGTATCCACAGTTTAAAGTGATTAGTGAAGTGTCTACTGCCAAACCACAAAGTACGGCAGATATGGCACTATTAATGATTGTCGATTCTATTGATACCATTTATGATGGTCAACAGGCATACCCTGCAAAAGAATCAACAAGAGAAGAACTGATTGAATTTTTAGAATCGTTGAACAAACATCAATTTGATAAGATTCAGGAATTCTTTGAGTACTTACCTCGTCTGAATAAGACAGTTGACATTCAATGTGGCAAATGTGGTTATGCTCATAAGATTACATTTGAGGGTCTCGAAAGTTTTTTCGATTAACCTTTCGTCATGACAACCTGAAAAATTATTATACGACAAACTTTGCATTGATGCAACACCATAAGTATAGTTTGTCGGAATTGGAAAGTATGTTACCGTGGGAACGCGATATCTATGTGACTTTGTTGATTCAGTATATACAAGAAGAAAACGAAAAGATCAAACAAAGAAATGCAGAGAATAAGAGACGGTAATGGATAGAAAAAGAGCAAGAACTGTTAGAGGTAGAAGTTTAACTTCTCATTTAGCAAAGAGTCTAATGAACCAAGACAAACCAATTGGTGAGGCTCTTACTTCTGCTATTTCCGAAAAGGCCAAGGCATCTTTAACTGGATTCAAAGAACAGTTTGACCCACTTAGCATAGTCAACCGATTAACAGGAGATTCATCTCTTGGTGTTGTGTTGGTGGGTCGTTTACTTGGCCGATCTGAAGAAGATATCGAATACTTTTCTGATATAACTGGTGAAGATCGCCGTAAGAAAAAGAATCCACTCAAAGTACAAAAGATAACACCTAATGCCACATCGGTTCGTTCTGGTGAACCATTTGCCGACATACTGGCCAAATTATACTTTCTACAATCAAGACAGATTGAGAAAGAAAAAGAACAGACAGAACTCATCAAAGATTCTCACCGTCAATCACAAACCGATGAACAAAAATATCACGATGAGATAATGAGTATTCTTACCAAAGGTAAACACACAGGTAAAGGTGAAGGATCACCCAAAGAAGAAAAACAAATTCTTGATATGGCCAAAGAAGTCTCTGATAAATCTCAGACTGCAATGGACAAACTAAAGACAGTTATAGCTTCTGTTGGTGTTCTAGCAGCTGCTTTAGGTGCTTCAAAAGCTAAAGCCGGAACTCCTGCCTCAGGTCCAAATTTAAATAAAGGCGGATCAACCATAATCGGTGATGAAAAGAGAACAGGTGGTACAATATCTTGGAGAAATAATAATCCAGGTAACTTAAGATATAATGAGAATACACAAAAGTTAGGTGCCATTGGTGAATCAGGCGGTTTTGCGGTATTTAAAACTTATGAAGAAGGCGATAAGGCTCGACACGCTTTGTTGTTTGAATCTGGTTGGGTTTATCGCCGTATGACGTTGCGTGATGCCATAGAAAAATGGGCACCAAGAAAAGACCATAACAATACTGAAGCTTATCTTAGAAATGTTATAGCCGGTACACCAGGTATAACAGAGAATACCGTATTAGGTACATTAAACTCTAATCAGCAAGAACAAATGTTAGCTGCAATGAAAAAACAAGAAGGTTTTCAAATTGGTCGTGTTGAAAAGGCGACCAAAGAAGAAATGAAACCCACAACGCCGGCACCAGCACCTACACCAACAGCAACACCAGCACCTACACCAACAGCAACACCAGCACCTACACCAACACCAGCACCTACACCAACAGCAACACCAGCACCTACACCAACAGCAACACCAGCACCTACACCAACAGCAACACCAGCACCTACACCGGCAACCAAAGTTACACCAGTACCAACAACACCGCCTCCTGTTCCACAAAAAACAGAGAAAACTGCTGCGTTGGTGCCGTCAACAAACAATGTTGGTCCGACTATCAACAAAATATCATTTGAGAATAATCTAGAACAAGAAAGTTCTGAATCTTCTGTTTTATTGGCAGTAAACAATACAACAATATTAAATAGAAAGACGGTTTATAAATCATCACCTGATAGAGATAGACCAGATGAACCAGTCTTATTAGAATTACAAAGAGTCAACGCATAATGAAAAATATAACCGGTAAAGAGAAAAGAGCACTTAGTGATGCACCTTTATCCGATTTAATTGCTTCTAAATTAATGTCCGACCAATCAATCGGTAAGGCATTAAAAAGTGCAATCGATCAAAAGATTCAATCTAAGGTTGTCAATGTCAAAAATAAGTTTGACATTCTTTTCATTGCCAAAGTATTAACTGGTAATAAAGTTCCAGTATCATTACTCGCCAAAGTCATGGGCATCAAAATGGGTGAAGTCGATGAGTACATGGAAGGTAAAAAGAAAAAGAAAAAAGTGTCAGATATTATGTCGGGTACTAACGCAAAAGACCTAAAAAAAGAAGAAGGCGAAACAGAAGAAAAGAAGGCTCGTCGCGTTCGTGAAGGTCAAAAAGAAACCGCAGAAGTTCAATCAGCACTCAAAACAAAAATTGGTCAAGGCAGAAAATCACCTGTTAGAAAAGGTGATTCGGTATCTGATGTATTGGCCAAGATGTATAACATTCTAGAAAAATCAGTTGAAGATAAACGATTACAACAAGAACTAGAAAAAGATTTACACGAGCAGAGAAAAGTGGAAGAAAAAAGACGCCACGATGAACTTATCAAGGCACTTAAAAATTTAGTGGGTGATGGTGGTTCTGCGGCAACATTAGAACCACTAGTAGATGCAATCAAAGGAATGCCAGGTCAACCGGGTATTACTGATATTCTAACAGAGTTTGGTGAATTTTTATTAGGTGAAACTGCACTTGTTGCTGCGTTAAAAAAAATTCTAGGTAAAAATGTACCTGAGACAACACCGCCGGCACCTATTGAACCGCAAGAAAAGCCTCAAGAAAAAGAAACTACAACAAATACGCCAACTGATTCGGAAGAAAAGACAACAGCACCAGAACCTGTGGCTAAAAAAGAACCTGAACCAATACTAGCACCAGAAACACCACAAGAACTGGAAAAAAAGAAATTCTTTAATATGACGCCTTCAGCTGAAACGGCGCCAACACCAAAAGTTACGCCTGTTACGCCGGCCGCCGAAAAGGCACCGGCAGTAAAAATTCCATCAAGCGGAAAAATAATTAAAGCTGCGGGTATTGCTGGTGTATTGCTTGCCCTGTATTTTGCCAAAGCATCTAAAGAACAAGTTAAACAAGCCTCTAAGAACTATGAGGACAAATTAAAAGAAGATTACCAGTATTATAAAGAAAAAGGTGATAAAGGACCTTTATTAAATACTCAATACGAATACTTTAAATATATTAAATATTTATTTGCCACTTCTACACCATCACCTGATCCCGATATTCAAGATAGACTGTTAAATGATATTGTATACCCAAGTGAAAATATAAAAAAACTTGATATGCAAGTCGCAGAAAGTGAGACTAATAAATATATTTTCGAACAAGAACAGTCAGAGAAATTTGCCGGCCAACGTCCTGTCGGTTCAGTCACTTTACCTGGTTCTAACTTCAACATCACACCAATCACCAATCCTATGGCCGTTGGTCCTGCAATTGATAACATATCCAAACAGA